CCCCACCGCCCCCGCCTCCACCAGCAGGATGATGGTCAGGAGTTGCCACCGCTTCAATCGTCCAGTCTCCTGGGAGACCGACAAGCCGAACCGCCACACCCAGATGCCTTCCACGAACGCCGTGACGACCGCACACCCTCCGAGGAGGATGGCCAGGCCATGCGCGCCCAGCCACCAGATGGCCCCGACCAGGGCGGCGAAGACGACGAGGACGATCACGGCGTCCATCACGCCTGCTTGAACAAGCCAAGTCGGTGAATGCGACACCAGAGCGTGTGCCACGCTTTGTTGTATTGGGCCTTGTCCGCCGTGGTGCCGATGCTCACGGCAAACTCCGTCAGGAAGTGTTGCAACGACACCTGCTTCTTCCTGCCCCCTTGCGCTTGCCTCAACGTCAATGCCATCACGCCTCCTCCTTGAGGCGGTCGATGCGGGTGTGCGCGACCGCGACCATCTGCGTCAGGGACTTGATTTGCTCATCCGTCCGGGCTTGCGCGGCGTAGTGCAGGTCTTTATTCTCCACATGGCTGCCGAGCCGCCCGTTCATGGTCGTCAGGTTGGCGTTGATCGCCCGCACCCCCCAGAGCACCATGCCGACCAGCAAGGAGAGCAGGCCGTTGACGAGCGACGCAAGCAGGGGGGGTTCCATTACTCACAGCCCCGCAGATCGCTCCAGTTCCATTCGCCTGGCTGCCACCACCACCGCTGTTCACCATCTGAACACACCTGTTTCCCCTCCACCATGTCCGGCTCAATCCAGATCAGTGGCGGGATGGTCGGCTCGTCCGTATCGGGGACTGGCGGGCGCCGTTGTTGCTGTTGTTGCTGTTGCGCCACATACGCATTCAGGGCGTTCGCTACCGCCTCCTGCTTCTCCAGGTAGCGCTGGAAATAGTCATCGACCTGCTCGGCGGTCTGCTTCGCGGCGTAGGCCACGGCTGGCGTCTGGGCAAGGTACACCACCGCATCAATCCCCTTGCCGAGATTCGGCAGCACTAGGAGGGCGGCGACCACGCCACTACCAGCAATCGTCAGATTCTTCCGCGTCCACTCAGTCTTCATGGGCAGAAGGAGGCGGGGGGTCGCGTGCGATTCCTCCATGTCTTCTCAGTTGTGGCGACCCGCCCGCCGCTCATCCTAGACCTTGCTGACAATCTGTTGCTGGAACCAATGGTGCCATTCCCACACGCGCCGGGTGGCCGAGAGGCCCCACGCCCCGACCTCGCGGGGCATGAAGGTCGTGGCTCGCCAGATATTGCGCCACCAGACTCGTTGCCGGACGGTAGCGGCACGGGGTGCCAGGGGGTTGCCAGCCGCAGTCATCGCACCAGACCGCCAGTACCGTTGCGCGGAGCGTTCGAGACCCCATGAGCAGTCCGCTACTCCACGGTCGGACATCGCCACTGCCAGCGACAGCCCGGAGGCTCGTCGACCAGGCCGCAGTCCACGCAGACCCGGTGCTCCACGCTTACGGCGTGATGGGACAGGTCCACACGCACTCCGAGGTTTCTGGACAGTCCACGGGAATCCGCTGGTAGTCCGTCGTGCCGTCGACAGCGGTCAGATGCCACAGCGCCATGCCCTCGACCGGCGGTTGCGGCATCGGGGTACACGACTGCGCCGTCCGGACCGGCGTAATGATATGCACAGCGATGGGGTTGGTGTGGCCGCAACAGAGGAGCCAGAGCACGAGACACCCGGACACGTCCAGCGCGAGGAGGGCGAGGCGGATCATTCGCGTCCCAGCCGTCGCTGCAAGACGGCCCGCCGCAGGAGCGTCTTCACCACCGCGAACTTCTGGGCGGTGGTGAGGCTCGTCCAGGCCACGTCATCCGCATCGAGCTGGGCGTTGAGGGTGGCGAGGGCTTGTTCATCCGGCGTCAACGGAGGCGGGGCATCGACCGCATCTTGCTCGGCCTGGGTCATCTCGACCACCTGCCCGTTCGCTACCTTCCGATACCGCTCTGGAATGCCCGCAAAGCTCGCCGTGAGGCAGGTCAGCGGGTCGACAACCAGGTAGCTGGGTTTCGCTGTTTTGAGGTCGTTGGGGTCAGTGAGAAAGACAGTAGTATCGCCAATGCTTAGGCAGCCCTGGTAGGCACCCGTCGCGGGATCGAAGCGCACCACGTCTTCGGCGAAGGCAAGGCCAGTCATTAGCAACCACACACAGACGGTTCTCATGGGTAGCTCAGTTGGGGTTCACTCACGGCGGTGAGTCCTGCATTGCCAGCCCCATCCGCCCCCGTCCCGTTGTTCCCATTCCCGGAGCGGTCGAAGAAGGTGTCCGCATCCGCAGAACTGCCCCCCTCCTCATCATCCAGCGTCGAGTAGAGAATGAGATTGGCTGGTTGGACCTGGGTGGGACCGAGTCGAATCCGACGGTTGGGTTGTGTGAGGGCGACGGCTTCCGCGTCGGTCAACTCGATGCTCCAGAACGCCACCTCGTAGATGAGGCCGTCGAAGGACCGCGTTTCCGCGCACGGGATGGCGGAATCATTCCCCAGACAGAGGTCCTCCGGGGCATCGCTTATGAGGCCCCCGACGCAGTTCTGGGTCGTGGCGTAGGACACCTGCGCCCCATTAATGTAGATTTCCGCATTGGCGGCGGTCCCGGAGCGGTCCCACTTCACCACCAAGCGATAGCGCGTATTGATGCTCTGGGCTCCGCCTCGTCGCTGGAATTGCGTCGTCACACAGTCATGGTCCAAGAAGAGATCATGCGACCCGTCCGCGTCGGCATCGGAATAGATGATGTGCCATAACCCTTTCGAGAAAATCCGCTGGGCGGTCGTATCGCCGGTCCCTTGGACCTCAAAATCGGCATAGACGGAGTAGAAGGCGTTGTCGAGCGAGGCCGCCGACCCGAAGTCAATGCTGTCATCGGCCCCATCGAAATCCACCGCCGCCCACGCCGGGGTCGCGCAGAGCCAGAGGCTGAGGAGGAGGTTAGCGCGTAAACTCATATTCCACTCCGACAACCTCGGTATCTCCCGTCGCATCGTCCAGGGTCGCATCGTTGGCATCCTTTGAGAGATAGAGCCACATGAGGTCCCCTGGCGCGCACGCATCATCCGTAACCGTCACCGACACCTCATCCAAGTACCCCGCCGTGCCCGGTACTGTATCGGAGGCCGTCGCCACTCCCGCAAAGGAGGCGATTCCAATGTCGGCGGCATCCCCCGGCGTAACACACATCACGTCCACCTCAAAGTCCACCTCATTGGCCGTCGCGGAGGTCATACTGTACTGGATATTCACCTCGCCATGCGCCCCCCAATAATCCGGCAAGCGGAACTCCCAAACCACGGCCTCATCCGTCGTCGGATCAAACAGAAGCCGCCAGTTCCCGTCCCCTGCATCAATCGCAGCTCCTTGCGTGGAGGCATCGCCGCTCGTCGGGGTGCGAACGACAAAGGCTCCAGTGATTTTCGGACGATTCGCAAACAGATTCATCGATTCCGTTATGGCGAGATCAGCATCCACAACGGTATTATCCGCTAACCCGCCAGACGCGAGGTTGGCGAGCGTATCAATCGCCGCCTCGATGGTCGCCTCCGTCGTCGCATCCACCGCATCCACGTTGTTCAGGCTCGCCGTATCGCCCCCGCTGAAGATGGAGGTGGTGCCGAGGGTCAGATCGCCGCCGGTGATGGTCAGATCACCGAAGATCGCCGCGGAATCGGCGTCGGTCGCGTCCCCGATGGTCAGGAGGGTACTCCCTGCCGCATCATTGTCATTGATGGTGACGGCTCCGGTGATGGTGTCGCCCGTGTTCAGGGTGTAGAGGTCTTCAATCTCCGTGGCATTGAGGCAGTCGGTGCAGATCGTGTCATCGGCGGTCACCACGTTGTCGGCTGCCGCAATCGTCTTGTTGGTCAAGATATCCGTCGTCGCCTTCCCCACCACCGTATCGGTGGCGTTGAACAGCGTAATGGTTTTGTCCGTCGTGACCGGGTCGGGAATGGCGAGGAAGAGTTCAATCGTATCGGCCGTCGCGCCTTCCGCCACCAATCCCGTCACCCCGAACACTGTGGCGTTCGCCCCTAGGCCCACATCACCGCTCAAGGCTTGGGAGTAATCAAAGGCAAGGGCAGAGGTTGTCCCTTCGGCGGCAACATTCCCGCCGGTGAGTCCCGTCAAGACGCTGGTGGTGACGGCTGCGACATAGTTACCAGTGGTGTCCGTCGTCAGCGCCACCGAATCGGCGGCAATGCTCACCACCCCGCCATTCGTCATGGTCACGTCACCAGAGAGCGCCGCAGAGGTCGGGGCCCCCGCCCCGTCGAAGATGATGATCTGGGTGGTCGTGCCGGTCTGGTTGTAGGTCGCCCCGCCCGTCACCCCAACCAGGCCATCGTAGGCGCTCACGTCCGCTTCGAGGCCGCCACGCTCATGCTCCAACGTGCCGAGCGAGAAGAACGCGGTAGCCGTATCACCAGTGAGGGCCGCTCCCGCCTCCGCATCGCCGGCGGCATAGTTGCCGGTCGTATCCGTGGTGAGCGCGACGGCATTGGCGGCAATCAGCCCGTCCGTGCCCAGGTCGGTCGTCACTTGGGTGATGGCGATGGTGTCGGTCGCCGCCGTGCCGGTGAGGGTGAGGAAGGTGTCCTCGGTGAGGGTGAGGGTGTCGGTGGCGGTGTCGGCCACCACGGAGGCTCCGGCGGGCACGGCCATCGTTTCGAACGAGTTGCCGCCGGAGCCGGTGGCCCAGGAGAGTCCGCCGCTCGCATTGGTGCGAAGAAACTGCCCGTTGCTCCCATCTGCCGTCGGCCAGTCGTAGGCCACTGCCCCGCCGCGGAAGTGCAGGTTATAGGACGCATCGTATCGAAGGAGTTCAATCGCGTCTGTCACGTTCGTGAGATACCACTGGCTCGCATCGGCGTAGGCCTCGAAGTCGTCGTGCGAAGCGGTGGTATCGAGCCATTGCAGGTGAGGGGTGGCGTCCCGGAGGGTGAGGTCGTCGGAGAAGTTGAAGTCGAGGTCGCCGCCGGAATTGTACAGGAGCGTTTGGTCGCCCGCGGCGTCGTTGAAGGTGAGCGTCGTCCCCTGCGTCCCGTCGAAGGCGGCGCCGGAGGTCACATCGCCGACCGCGGTGACATCGCCGGAGCCGCCACTGGTCGAGACGGAACACGACCCATCCGCGTTATCCGTCAGCGAGGTGTTGCTGACCTTCAGAATGGTGCCAGCACAGGACGGGGCGCCATCTTCCTCCTCGGCCAATTGGAACGCCGACGGCGTAATCCCCGCCTCGTCGGCCCACCCTGCCGGGCTGGTCAGGAGGAGGCTACCGATGATAAGTCGCTTGTAGCGTCCCACTGGTCGCTCCTGTTCTGATGGCGCGAAAGTTCCAGAGATCCCCCGCGTTATCCAGGAAGATGACCGATCCGACATTCGCCACATGGCCGGTGGTCGAGGTGGGGGCGGTGCCGTCTTTCGTCCAGCGGATCTGGGCACTTTCAACCGTCAGCGTCGCGGCTTGGGCCGGGGGGGTGGAGACGACGTTGGCAATCGTCAGGCGCACCCCGCCGACGGTGTCATCGACCGTGATCCGCTCGGTCGTAAAACTTTGCAGGATCGAGGCCTGCGGCATGGCTTAGGTGATGCTGTCGAGCTGTGTGGACACCGCCCCCACCATCCCCTGCACCTGCTTCGCGATGGTCTCCAGCTCCGCGAGGACATCCGCTTTGGCGGCTTTGACCTTGGCGTATTGGTTGACCGCGGCCTGCGTGGCCTGATGCGCTTTGATCTCGGCACGATCCGCCGCGTCGAGTCGCGCGTTCGCGTTCGCTTCGGCGTGTTCCATCGACCGGATGATGTTCGCCTTGCTCTCCTCGAGCGCCGCCTGCCCGTTGACCACCTTATCGGTCAACTGCTCTAGCGCGCGGTGCTTGGATTCCATCGCCTTGTCCAAGGTGGCGATTTCCTCCCGTCGCACATCCACCTGGGACTGCATCGCGCCGAGCGCCCGTTCGGCCTGCCCGATGTCTCCTCGAATCCGATCCAACTTCTCCTGAAACAACGCCGCGGTTTCATCCAAGCCCGCAAAGGTCTTCACGTCCATGCCCGTCGGTGCCATGACCCCTCCTGGTTACACCTGTCCGTAATCACTCCAGCCGGCCCGAGCCGGCGCGTAACTCGTCCTGGGACGAAGTTGTCGTGGTCGGCCGGTCCGGGTGAGGTCGTAGCGCAACACCTCGGCCCTCGCGAGCGCCACGTCGGGTTTGAAGCGGTCGGCCATGGCCAGATCGCCTTGCGTCAACAGATAGCGATAGGCCGCAAGGGATAAGATGTGCAACGCCAAGTTTGGCGGCAAGATCGGCTTGTCGGTGTCCGCCGAGAGCTGGACGACGCGAATCCCATACTCCAAGGTCAACGTCCCGATGCGCGTGAGGAAGGCGGCGGAGATGGGCCGATCCAGTTCAAACCGATAACTCGTCCCGTTATGCACCAACCGAGCAAACCGGGGATCGCCGGCATCCGTCGAGCGCGTCGCGGAGCGCTCCAACCATTCCGAGTCGCCGATTAGCTGCACATCCACCATCTGTCCCGCTTCGCGGTAGTAGAGGCGGTAGGCATCGTTGTAGTCAGAGGGCACGTTGTAGGCCGCCGTGCCGGCGACGAGCGCGGGCGAGGACGACGACGTATAGTCCGAGGACCGCCGCCGCCAGTAGCCCTTAATCCCCGCGAGGTCGATGTAGGCCCAGTTGACCGCGTTCTTGCGGCCTGGCAGGTCGGTGGTGCTATCTTGGATGCCGACCATCCAGCCGAGGCCGTCGACCCCGTACAAGCTGACGAAGTCTAGCGGGTCTGTAAACGTGGCTATTTGTTGACTCCTATGGTGTCCATGGGTATACTATCCGCATGGCTCTCATTAAAAGTGGCGAGGGATATTTGCTTCGATTCATCGGAAAACGCCATCCATGGGCGAGAAAAGATGGGTATATCCTTGAGCATCGATACCAGATCATGCTCAGTCTGAGACGCCTTCTCCTCCCCTACGAAGTTGTCCATCACATTGACCACGACATCACGAATAACACCATGTCCAACCTTCGCGTCATGGATCGGACTGAACATATTCGTCATCACGTCACCATCGGAACATGGGCTAAGGATTACAACGCTTGCATCGATTGCAATTCCACCGAACGACCGCATATGGGAAATGGGCGCTGCACCAGATGCCGGACATATTTCAAAAAACGAGGCATCCCGCGCCCAGTCATTGTCATCAGAAAGCCATTTGCGGGATGGGCGAGAAGCCGCGATCGATGCATTCGATGCCAGAAGAACAATCATAAACATCTTGGCGATGGCCTATGTTCATTGTGTTACCATGCTCGTCGCAGAAAAACGCACAGAGCTAATCCCATCTACCCGAAGAAATGCCTTGCCTGTCAAAAACAGTTTTTGGCATGGCGTCCTATGGCTCGGTGTTGTTCGCATCGTTGCGCTCGTATTTTGTTCTGGAAGAATCATCCTAGGCGTCTCACGCCGAAACCGTGCGAACACTGCGGGAAAAGTTTCGCACCAACTACTAAGCGATCTCGCTTCTGTTCCCATGCGTGCTGGATGCCACACGCATCACGAGACTCCGCACAGCGATTCATCTAAGCTTGCCCTCGCACGACCGGCATCCCCTCAATACTACGCACGACCGCATAGCCGCACTTCTCTGGAGCTGGTTTCTGCATTAACCAATCCGCCATGCTGGCGCACTTGAACGAAGTCCCCATGAGCGTCTGATGGACGCCGAAGCGTGTGGCGTAGACCGTGCACCGTCCGACTGACTTGGCGGCGTCGGTGAACTCCAACTTGTCACAGGGCGACCCGTCATAGAAACAGCATCGGGTCAGACACCCGCCAGCTGGCGTACACATCCCCTCCCACGCTTGGGATCCGCTTACCCTCTGCGTGGGCGGCCGGGTTTGCGCTTGAGCGATGGAAGAGCGCTCCTCAGTGTGAGACGAGAGATTGCGGTATTGACCCTGGCCGTCTCTACGGCAGTCTCTACGGTCGTAGCCGTCGTCGGCGCCACCTCCACTTCCTTCCCGGTGACATCAAAGACAATCCCATATTTTTCAAACGCGATCTCGTAGTTCGCCGGACGCGCCAAGAGGTACTCGATGCCCGCCCGGTCACGCACCTCACACACCCCGTCCTCCGTATCGAGAAAGACGTACTCGGACGCCCCACGAATCGCCTTATGCGCAGGGACGCCATCCACCATCGCGTGCTTGTACCGAATCCACATCAGTCCTCCTGGGCTATCCCGATCACGCTACACAGCCCCAACAGACTCAAGACCGGCAGGGCTTCGGCCGATTGCCAGCACATCGCCCAGCCCACGCCGAGCGCCGTCCAGACCCGCCACGGCGCGGTGAGGCGGCGAGCCACCCACCACAGCCACCCCCCCAAGAGGACCGCCCCGACGAGCCCGGTGCGTCCGACCCAATCGAGCGCGGTGTTGTTCAGATAGAGGGAGGGCAACGTGCCGATGGCGCCGGTGGGGTCGGTGCTGACGAAGCCGAGCGGAAACGGCAGAAACCCCCACCCCGTCAGCCATCCCGCTTGCAGCCAGAAGACAGACGACCAGACCTCCACGCGAGATGTGAGTTTGTCCCACCAGAGTCGCGCGAAGACCCCGAGCAGCACCGGAATCGAGACGAGGAGGGAGGTCGTGATGCCTCCAGTGGTCCAGACCAGTCGGACGAGGGCCGGCGCGGCCGTCCAACTGCCGGTCAGACAGGCCAAGACGGCAAACCCCAGGGCGCTCCAGTGCGTGCTCCAGAGGCTCGCCAGCATCCAGAGGATGGCGAGGCCCGTGCGCGTCGTCAGGCTCCCATGCGGCCACGCCCCGGCGGTCGGATACAACGTCATCCCCGCCAGTTCGAGCCCGGCGAGGCCCACCTGCAGCCACGCCACGCCGAGCACCGTCTGTCGGATCCATCGAAACTCCCCGCGTTCGGCCAGGAACCAGCTCGCGACCACAAGCAGGCTGACCTGATAGGCCCAACCAATCGTAAACCCGATCCCCTGCAGGTGGCTGAAGACGACGACCAGGACCGCCCCCACCGCCCACCCGAACCCGGAGAGCGTCCGACGCACGGGCGCTCGCATCCCGACCGCAATGACCAGGAGGGACGCGAGCACCCACCAGCCGATCTGCGCGGACTTCGGCGACGCCCCCGGCCACACCCCCAGCAGTGGTGCCGCCACCCAGACCCCCGTCGAGAATCTTAGGGCGTGGTCCCGAAGTAGACGATGCATCGGCCATTGACCGCATACGCCCCCAGCCCGAAGCGGGTCGGATAGCCGTTATCCCCAAAGCCCACGGCGGCGGAATTGCCGGCGGTCGCCGCCCCCGGTTCGGCCACCGTGCGCGCTTGTCCGTGCGTCGGATCGTCTGGATCGGGACTATCGAAGACGTGACAGTAGCCGTTGGCGGCCGTGGCGAAGAACGCCACGCCGCAGAGCCTCGCGGGCCGAGCTGAGAGTTCGACCCACGCTGGGGGGGTCAGTTCTTGCGTCTCGGTACACGGTGAGGTGGCCGCGAGCGCCACCGGGGAGGCTGCCAGAAGCAGCAGCCCCCCCAGGAGGACGGCACGCATCAGCGCGGCTGACAGCTATAGATCAGGGCCGCATCCACGTTCGCGTCATCGACGAACGTCACCCCGTCGCTAAAATACAACGGGGCATCCGTCAAATCGAGGAACGTGGTGGTGTTCGCCGCCCCGCCCACATGGGCTTTCAGGTCGGCTAACACCGCCGCCCCCAGCGTATCCGCGTTGTAGAACCCGCCGGTACACGCGGTCCCCGAGCAGTCCACCAGGATCGCGTTGACATCCTGGCCGTTCGTGGTGATGATCCCGTCATCGGCCAGGGGCGCCCCCACCACTTTCAGGACTTGCTCATCCGGACACGCCGCCCCTGCCACGCCCTGCACCATCAGGAGCAGGCCAATCGCATAGAAGACTCGCTTCATGGTCGCTCCTCCCTTAGACCGTGTTCGGGTTCGGGGATGTGGTCTCTTCAACCACACAGTTCGCCAGGGTCGCATCCGCGTTCGCCACCCCTTTGACTTCGTACATCCACTTCACCCCGATCCCGAGTTCCATCCCGTAGTCCCGCTCCTGGCGAATCCGCTGGACCATCATCGCCCAGGCTTCCAGGGCGGTCTGGGCCCCGAACACCACCACCTTCCCGACGTTGTTCAGCGTGATCAACGCCCCGGCCGTATGCGCCACGCCCGTCGTGCCGTTGGCGGCGCGCGTGACCGTCAGGGTCGTATCCGTGGGCGCGGCCGTGAAGGTCATCTGCTCGCTGTCAATGAGCGCCGTCTGCGTCCCGCTGATCGTCTCCCCGTAGGCATAGGCGCCGGGGAAATACTGCCAGTAGTCCACGTTCGTCACCGCCGTCGTCGGACCGGCCGTCACGCTCGTCCCGCTCGCGGTAATCGTGGCCGCCAGCCGGGCTTCCGGTCGCAGGAACGAGCCCAGCATCCCATCGCCGGGGTTGACCGAGCCGAAGACCCAGAGGACGATCCCCTGGTACATATCGACCGACCCATCCACGACCGGGTTGTTGGCCCCACGTTCCGCCCCCAAGCGCATGTCCTGCTTGAAGTCGTCCGACTCGATGAGGTTGTAGTAGTCCACCTCCGAAATCAGCGCCCCATACACGGGCCAGGGCAACTGCGCTTTCCGCGTAGTGCGAAACGGCCGCACTCCGCGCCGGCGACCCGCGAGGTGCAACCGCTTGAGTTCCCGCGTGTTAAACGTATCGGCAGGGCCGAGGTTCCCCCGCGACGTTTTGCCCCCCGCGTACAACGTCTGAATCGTGTCGACGTTCAAGATCTGACTCATGAAGTTGTCATCGCGGAACCGGGCGTGCCATTCCGAGATCTTCCGGCCGGCATCTCGCGGGAAGTCCAATAAGGACTCCTGGCGCGCAATGTCATTCGCGGCCGTCGCGTGCCGGAAGAGCTCGACCGTCACGGTATACGTGCCCGGGACCAGATTTTCCTCGGCGCCTTCCAAGGCGGTCGTCCCGGAGACCCCCTTGCCCAGCAACCGCTGCAGGGTCGAGAAGGTGATCTTGTCCCCTTTCTGCTTGGTCAAATCGGTCTTCGTCAAGACCGCCGCATCCGACCCGTCCGGGCCGGTGAGCCGGTTGATGACGGAGAGCCGATCTGATTCATCCTGAACCGCTTTATCCCAATACTCCGGGATAATCGCGTCCCAACTCGTCTTGGTCGCGAGGTTCAGGGTCACGCCGCGCTCGTTCCTGAGGAACGAGACGAAGAACTTGACCCACCACATGAGCACTCCTTGGTTGTTAGAGTTTCACCCCGAACTGTCCCGCTCGGGATTCCGTATCCGACCGAACCTTCTCCCAGTCCACCACCCCACCCGTCACCGGGACCTCGCCCGACACGGGCACTGGCGCCGCCGCCGCCCCAGGCCCGACCGACAACCCCGCCTGGTTCTGATTGACGTGACCCGACGCGGCCGCGGCCGCGGCGGTCAGGGCTTCCTGGTGCATCTGCAACCGCGCCAAATCCGCCCCGAACTGCAGATGGCCCAGATCGCCATACTGCCACTCATCGAAGCCCTTGGCGTTCGGCAACGGGCGCGCCAAGTTGCGTTCTTGCAGAATCGTCGCGGTCCGTTTCGACAGGTCCGACTCCAGCTTGGCGAGATCCGCATAGTCCGGCTTGGCGGTCAGCTTGTCGTAGGTGCGCCACACCTGTCCATCCCCCCGGGCGAGCTGATAGGCTTCGGAGGCCATCTCCTGGGCTTGCTTGACGGTCACGTAGCCCGCCGCGTTGAGTTGCTGGGTGTAGAGCGCCTGGTAGTAGGCATCCACCGCCTGCGGGTTCTCATGGACCCCGCTTAAGGGGTGTGACCCGGTGACCGGGAGGGGCGCCGTCGCTGGCGCTGTGTACCGAAACGCCATCGGGATGCCTTGCGCGTCATACTCAATCACGTCCCCCGCCTCTTTCCCCAGTTTCTCCCACGCCCGCATCCGATAGCCCAAGGCGGCATTGTCCTTCTCCAGCTTCTCCAGCCGGGACAGTTTCTCCTGCACATCGGTCGGCAGGGTGATGACCTCTCCGCGCTGATTGTTCAGGCGGGCCCATAGCCTTCGCAGAACGTCTCCAGCCATGCTGGGATCCTCCCATCCTCCGCCTGCACTCCGGCGGGCCGAGTGATCGACATCTCCAACGAAAAACCCCTAGCTGCCTGTCGACAGCCAGGGGCTTGAAGACCTCGTTGGGCGCTTCGGAGATCAACCCGAAACGCGGTAAGTGGTTAACGACGCACGACGACCTTGTTCAGTTTTCCCTCCGCCTCGCGTCCGCGCCGCATCCGTCCGTAGACTTCCTTGAAAAACCCTTCCAGGGTCGCCCATTCGACCGCCGCTTGAAAGCGTTCCTTTTCGGTCAAGGTCGGCGTCTTCGTTTTCCAATCGGCGAGCGATTGGTAATACTGCTTGGCTTCCAGCAGATCGGTCCAGCCCGGCTGATTGGTGAGCGCCTCCATCCGCCGACCGCTCGAGGCCAGTTCTTGGAGCAACGAGGCATCCGACGCCTTCACCCCCGCCAGGGACCAGGCGCGGCGGAGGGTGGGCCTCCCCGGACCCCCGGCTGGCAGAAACCCGCTTCGCGCACGGCGAAACGCCGCCAAAGCCTGGATCGACCGCACCAGGGCGGGCCAGACACGCGGTTTACTGAGCCAGCGCCACATTCGGCCTCGAGGGAGCGGACGCAGGACCAGGGCCCTTGCCATTGCTGGATGGACGCAGTTGGAGTTGCTGCATCACGGCTTGTAGCGCTTGCGGAAGGACCGCTTGCCCTTCCGGCGTTTGGAGGAGTTGGAACACAAGTTGGCTCTGTTGGAGCGCTTGGGGGTCTTTGAGATCGAGTTGGATGCCCAACGCCGCCAGCAATTGTTCCTCGTAGTCTTTCCGGACCGACAAATCGCCTCCGATAAACGGACTGCTCATCAACAGTGGGTAGCCCTGCATCAGGACTTGTTGGCGCAAGGCCGGGTTGGTCGTCACCCCATTGCCACGCGAGACGAGGTACACGTCCGGACGGAAAAACGTCTGCCGTTGCTCCGGCTTAATCGTCACCGGCTGCCCCTTAATAGACACCGTCTTGGAGTTGGCGAGCATCTCTGAGAACAGGTCATGCCCGAATTGATATTCGAGGGTATCCGTCTCCGAGAGCCGCTTGGTCAGATGCCCGAACTTGATACTCCCTTGATTCAGCACCGCCATCGTCCCCCGGGCCGTGTTCAGGCTCGGGGCGAGCGAATCAGTTGGGGCGTTGAGGTTCAAATCCGTCACGCCCCACATCCGTTGCAACATCGAGAGTAACCAGTTCTCTCGCGCAATCGGATCGCGCTTGCCGATGGGCGGCGGGAGGAACTTCGCCCCATTGATGTCCGTCATGACCCATTGGGTGCCGGGCCCGGTCGTTTCATAGTCCTCATCTTCCAGCATCGCCAGTGAAGAGAGCAAGAGGGGCGGATGGTTGTAGAGATTCCCCGCGTCAATGTCCTGGTTCACGGAGGCATCCAAGGCTGAGCGAAGCCCATAGGCGGTTTCTGGAATCCCTTTGCCTAAGGGATGCTGCCCCCGGCTGAAGACCTGCCGGGCAAAGAGATTGCGACGAGGAAACTTGCTCACCCGCCAGGCTAAGAGCAGTTTCGCTTCTTCGGCAACTAAGGCGATGACTTCCACGGGCTTGCCCGAGGCATCGACCGGGAACTTCATCTGCAGCTCCGCGAGACGCACGGGCTTCGTCAGCGTCCCATCGGGCCGGCGGTGGACCTCATCCGGCTTGACCCCGAGCCATTTCCACAGCAACGGAAGGTTCTGCAACTTACCATCAAAGGGGTCACCCTCGCGGCCGAGAAACCACCAGGGGCTCACCGCGTAGCGATGCCCGGCATAGTCCCAGCTCTCTGGATCGACCGTGTTCGCAGACGGAGGAAACAGGATAGATTCGGCTGTCACCACAGTGAGCTGCGGGCCTTCCCGCACGAGGTCAAAATCGGTCGCGGGCATCGATTGCACGGTGAGCCGAATCCCCGTCGCGGGATCCACTGGCCAGAGATCGTCTGGCATCTTCGGATCAACAAACCACGGCTCGCTCTGACCGGTCTGCGGGTTCTGGCGCATGATGGGTTGACTACTCAAGGGATGGGTGAAGACCGTAAAGGAGACCTCCCGCTGCTTCCACAGGCTGCCCCAGGTCCACTTATGAAAGACGCTCCCGACGGTCAAGACCTCCCGCGTGGATTCCTCCAACAACTGTCGCTTGGTCGAGAGTTCCACCCGGTGGTAGCGGTCATGGAAGGCCGTGAGCGCCTCATCCACGGCCTCGGTTTTCAGGTCAATCGCTTGCAACATCGGTTCCAGATCATGCGTGTTGGCGAGAAGGGTGGGAATGAGAAACTCGGAGAAAATCTGCTCGGCGGGGACGCCGACATTCGAGCTCTGCTCAAACGGTTCATCCTTGGCGTCCCGATAGAGCCCCGCCACCGAGCGCCGGCCCTCCATCCGCAGGCGATACTCCTGGAACTGATCCCGGCGCGAGAAGGTCGTCCCCGGCATCCCGTCCTGCCACCAGCCGTCGCTCGACGCAATCACTTGGAGGGCATAGTCGAGGAGCTTACGATCTGTCGCATGGCCGCGGAGGATGAGGTTCGCCATTAGATACCCTGGTCGCCCTCCGGCGTCCTGACCTCGACGAGGTGAGACGCTGGTCGGGGGTGCTTGCGGTCATGCCCCTGCCAACACGCCTCACAGAAGCCTTGCCCGCAGACCGCGCAGAGGTCGCTGGTGGGCGCGTGGCAATCCCAGCTTTGGCAGTGTTTCATCCGACGCGACGTAAGGTAGCGGCTCATGACATCAACAAGCTCATCCCATCACCACAATTGTCCGCGTCCGCTTGGCCGCCCAGCGTTCCAGCGTGCGTTCATTATGCCGATCCGCCATTTCCACGGCTCGAGCCAACGGATGCCCGTAGCTATCCACGGCCGGCCGGGTGCGCCGATGCCGGAGGGCGACGGTGGCGATGCCCGCTTTCAAGCGCCGGCGAGCCTCGTCTTCATGGCGGAGACGCGAATCGTGACGGCTCATGCGCTCACTTGCTCCGTGGATGAAAATTTGGATTATGTTCTATGGCGTTCAACAGACGTTTCTGTCGCAGGGCCTTCCGCAGGCTGGTGGAGGTCGCCGTCGTCCCGTGCGGCGTGGACACCCGGACCGACCCGTCCGCCTGCTTGGTCAGGGTGACGGGCATTTAGAACACCACGGCGCCTCGCCGGACGGCCACGCGCCGCTGACGCGCTCGATGCGCGGCAATGGTCTTCACCGCCGCCGGCGTCGATTGGCCGTAGAGATTGACCATGACGTACTCAAAGGCGTTGGCGAGGTGATCAAACCACCCATCCTTTTGGGGAATCTCCTGCTTGGCGTTCAGATCGCGCCCCTCCTCCAACTCCGGGAAGCGATAGCCGCCCATCAACCCTTCGATGAGAATGGCGCAAGCTGGATTGACTGTCACGGCCGGCACCCCCCCAATGAGCTGCGAGAGTCGTTGATTGATGAGGGGAATCCGCTGCCCGTAGGTCGTCTGCCGAGAGAGCATCTGAATCCCATGCTGGGTCAGGCGGGTCAAGGCCGAGACGCCGTGGGGATCCCGATTCCGGGCCGCCGGATCGCCGTAGTCGCGTGCGGCACGCGCCCCAAACCACAGGTTCGTCCGGGTGATGACGCCGTCGATAAAGGCGTCTTCTGGCGTCTCAATCGCCATCCACTCCTTATGCACCAGGAGCCGACCGGAGTCCTCCTGCTGGCACCAGACACAGGCGGCTTTCCGGTAGCCAAAATCCCATCCCCGAATCAGCGGCCGGTCAGGAATGAGCTTCGTCTCGTGCACATGGATCGGCTCCTGGAACGCCGGATAGACCGGCGTCCCATCCGCCAGCGCGCCGACTTCGCCCATCAGATAGCGGCGCTGCCAGCTCGGCGGCATCGCCTCGAGCATCCGCAGATAGCCGGGCTGCATGAACGCCTGATTTTCGTAGGAACTCAACGTCAGCCGCGTAATGTCCGGGTCGTAGTCGGGATGGGTGGGATCGGTGAGGTGGGTGAGCCAATGCCCCTGTCCTGGGGGATTGCCTTCCAGGAGCAGCAGATTCGGATAGCCTTGCTGCCGGCAGCGCTGTTTGAGGGTGCGGTAGGAGGCGATATCAATTTCATGGGCTTCGGCCACATAGATCATCCCGAACTCTTGGGAGCCGAGCCCTTTGACATCCTTCAACTCACGGAAGAACACTTGCGAGGTGCCCCCCGTGGCGCGAATCACGTAGCGATGTTCCTGGGCATCCGCCTCCGCTAAGAGCGCACGCGGGAGAATCTCAAAAAACGTTTCCATGATCGAGAGGCGGAGGTCGTTGAAATCTTTGCGGCCGATCAACACGCGGAGGCCGGCGCATTCAAAGGCGCATTCGAGGAGCGGGGCGAGCATCCCCCGGGTACCCCCAGCATCGACTCCATGCTGGAGATACAGGACCGGGAGGCCCGGCGCCGTCTGCGTCCCGGCTCGCACCGCCGCGACCCAGTCGAGAATCGTCTGTTGCGTTGGATGGGGCGGGTGCGCTCGGCCATCGTCCTGCACCCCGTAGGGCGCAAACAGCACGTCCAGCGTCTCAGGCATGAGGGAGAGGTTCGACGACCTGAACCCGAGGGACCTGATGGCCGTAGACGATGTTGACCGCGACCGGAGGGGCCTCGCCCGTCTGATGCTGCAAGTCGGGGATGCGTTTTTTCTGGAAGGCGGCGAGGATCGTATCGTCGAGGAAGGCCCGGCGGGCAAAATGTTGATCCAACGTCTTGCAGGACCGCTTGAAAATGGCCTCGCGTCGCTCGGGTTTCGCGGCCTTCCATAATTCGCGGACACACAGGCACGGTTCCTTGAGCCGATTCCGCAGCATCTGGGCGGCCCGAATCGACTCATCCAGCAACCCCTGGACATTCCGCCTGCCTGGCCGCCCGCCAGGATTGCCGGGTTGAAATTGCCACGGCTTCAGACGTGAAGCGGACGTAGGCCCGCTCGCCGCTTGTAGCTCCGCCATGCGGCTACACTAACGCGATTGAACGACGAATGCAAGGAGAAAGATTTGTCTAAAAAAAAGCTTGACATCCCGCGGATTCTGGTGTAGGCTCATTTTTGTCATGGTCATGCTGCGAGAACGGGATGAGGACTCCACGAACCACTAACCCGACGCTCAGGCGAGCGCCGGGTGTTTTTGTGCGCGCCCTCAGTAGGGGGTTCCATGATGGGAAACCATCCTGCCTCGCAGCAGACCTCCGAACGGGGCGCGCGCTCTTGTCTGCGAGCAGGAGGAGGTGCAGGAATGAATATGGAACCACGAGTGAATCAATTTCCGGGTCGGTGCGTCGCGTGTGGCGCCCCAGTCAGGAGCGGAGGGGGTCTCCTCCGGGGTCAGATGAGCCACACGCCGGGGCCGGGAAAGCTGATCAGGGTAGACGGAACTCTCTTTTCCGTTCCTACACGACTCGCGCCGTTGTTGGAGGCTGCGCCAGAGTTGTTGGCGGCGCTGAAGGTCGAACACAGACTCCCCGGAGAAGAGGGCTGTGTGCCACGTGTGTGCCAAAGTTGTCAAGTCATCGCCCACGCAGAGGGACGGGGATGAGCGACCCCCTCCCGGTCTGTTGGAACTGCCGCCGCACCGCGAATCACGTCCGGCTAACCTTCGATGGCCTCAACTTTCTCTGTGGCCGGTGCGAGCGGGAACTGGAGATGTGCCTGCACGATCCCGCGAAGACACACCCGCCCCACGGCAGACACCGTGAGGCGGGGCCAACCTGAGCCGTGTGGAGCGGCTCAGAGGAAATTGTACGGCAGGGCAGGAGAAAAGACAAGGAGGATGTGATGGGACAGGAACTGATTGAGTCGCAACCGCTCACCTCGGAGGAAATCCGAGCCAACGTCAACCTGATTCAGAAGGTGTTGCGCTCGGTGATGAAGAAGGACGTGCATTTCGGCGTGATCCCCGGCACCCAGAAGAACACCCTCTACAAGCCGGGCGCGGAGAAGATTCTGAGCACCTTCCGCATTGCCGCCGGGGAGCCAGTGATCGAAGACCTCACCGCAGACGAGATCCGCTATCGGGTGACGGTCAAGGGCGTGCATCAAGTCACCAATCACTTCCTCGGCGCGGGGATCGGCGAGTGCAGTTCCGGCGAGGAAAAATACAAGTGGCGTCGTCCGGTCTGTGCGGAGGAATGGACGGACACCGCAGAGGATCGCCGGCGGGAAGTCTGGAAGAAGGTGGAGGGGGAGGCCGTCAAGCTCAAGCAGGTGCGGATCAATCCGACGGATGTGGCGAATACCGTCCTGAAGATGGCCCACAAACGTGCCCTCGTCGCCATGACGCTGGTCGTCACCGCCGCCTCCGATGTGTTCAACCAGGACATCGAGGACTTGCCGGAGGAAGTCCGGGAGGCCGTGACGAATGGAGAGGGGAAAGCGCTCATCCAGCAACCCCAGCGCACGTCGGAGAACGGCGAGACCGAGGGCACGATCCATGAGAAGTTGTGGGCGCTCTGCCTCCAACTAGCCGAGGGTAGCGAGGCGATGGCGCACGACATCGTGGAGAAGGCGAGCACCTGGAAGAAGGAGGATGGCTCCTCAGTGCGTGGCAAACGCAACGTCAAGGAGCTGTCGGAGCGGTGGGCGCAGAGCACCTACGGCAAGCTCAAAAAGGACAAAGCCCCCGCCCATGCCTAAGGGCACCTACGACCCTCAGACCCATACCTACAAGCGACAGGGGCAGGTCCTCGTGTCGGTGACGGACGCACTCAAGGAAGCGGGGCTGGTGGAGACGTGGGGGACCGCATTTCACCTGAGCCGTGGACAGGCGACTCATGCCAGCATCGCCTATCACTTGGAGAATGATCTGAATTGGGCCACCGTCGATCCCGTCGTCCTCCCCTATGTCCGAGCCGCGCAGGCGTGTCTGCGCGATCTCAAACCCGAACGCATCATCGCCGTGGAGCGGTCCCTGTTCCATCCCACGCTCCCCATCGCCGGCACGCCAGATCTCGTCCTCCGGCATCACGGGGTGCGGCTGCTCCTCGACTTCCAGAGCGGGGGGATGTCCCCGAGCAAAGCTTTGCAGACCGCGCTCTATGAGTGGTTGGGCCGCGCCCCCTGCCAGCGATGGGGGGTGCAGTTGCTCCCGAACGAACAATACCGGCTCCATCCGTTTCGAGAGCGGAGTGATCACGGCGTCGGACTGACAGCCATCTACAAAGCCCTGGACGCGCGCGGGGTGGACCCAACATCCATCTTCGGGGTACGGCTCACGGAGAAACAGATTGCGTATGTCTTAGACACGTGGAGGACGAATCATGGCGACCGACCTCGCTGAGATCAACGAGCAACAGTTGGAGCAGGAGAATGCTTTGGTCTTGAGCCAAGCGAAGGGCCTCCGGATCACATCCCAGCAGAGCTACGTGAGCGCGGCAGAGATCGGCCAGGCGATCAACGCCCGCATTCGGGCTATCAAGGACTACTTCGCCCCGATGAAGCGAAAGATCGACGCGGCAAAGGCCGAAATCCTCACGAAGGAAAAAGCAGCCCTCCTGCCCCTTCAGACGTTCCTCTCGACGGTGGATCGGCAAATGATCTCCTGGGATGATGAACAAGAGCGGAAGCGCCGTGAGGCCGAACGCAAGCTGCACGAGGAAGCCCAGCGCAAGGCGCAGGAATTGGCCGAGGCGAGCGACGATCCTGACACCGCGAAGGAGATCATCAGCGCCAGTCCTCCGGTCATCGTGCCCAAGAAAACGCCGCAGATCGAGAATCAACATTTTCAGACGAGATGGAGCGCCGACGTGACGGATCTCAAGGCGTTGGCGCTGGCGGTCGGACAAGGCAAGCAACCCCTCACGCTCATCTTGGCGAACCTGCCCGTCCTGAATGGTCTCGCGAGGTCGCTCAAGACCGCGATGAACGTGCCTGGGGTCAAGCCGGTGGAAGATCGCAATGTCTCGCGCCGCCTCTAAGCTCCCCGCGACCCCGGACAATGTGGCCGGGATGGTCGGGGCGTCGCTCCATCGGCTCACCACGGACGGAGAAGGGGAGAGCACCGTGACCTTCAAGATTCCCCTCTCTGCGTTGGAGGACGTGACAAAGATGCGACGCTGGACGGGGAAGCCGTTGACGCTCTACGTCAAGCGGGAGGCTGAAGGGCCATGACCCCCGAGCTCGCCCCGTTCTGCCAGCTCGACCAGCACCCCGACTGTTCCGGTTGCTCCTGCCCCTGCCACCAGCCGCCCGAGCCGCTCGTGCCTCCGAACCACGACTTCGAATAATGCCGCGCTCAGAGTTGCTCGGAACGCAAGTTGAATGGAGGATGCTCATTTGACCCACGCCTCCGGCCTCCTCCTCCTGCTCCGCGAAGGCCCGAAAACGTTGAGCGAAATCTTCCATGCCGACGGGGGACGGTATTGCGCGGAGTATCGCAAGACCTTCACGCTGCTCCGACAAAAGGGCTACGACCTGCGGCTCCACACGATCCGCAAGCACGGCAGTTGTCCCGGCTGCAGCATCATGGGCTTCGCAGCACTCCCGACGTGTCCTGCGAAGCAGCGGGGCGAGGCGTGTTACCGCCTGCACGCGGAACCCCCCATCGTGGCGGCGGACGGGCAGCTCGTGCTAGCGGGGATGGGATGACGCATGCCCTGCCGTGACGCGCGCGCAATCAGAACGGCTGACATGGAGACGCAAGCACGACAATCCTCGGCCTGGGTGGAGTGGGCAAACACGCAAGCCCACGAGCGGGGAATCTCGCCATATAAGGTTCTTGCTTCCCGCGCTCCGCATTGGGAGGAGTGGCCTCCTGACGATGACCTTAAGATATCTGACTGGCGCGAGCACCCCGCCCACTGGGTGCGGATGGTGGGCTACGCCCTCCTCGCGGGGCTGGTGTTGCTGGTCAGGAGTTGTGTGCGAGGATGACGCCCATGGGTGGGGGGCGGGAGATCGGGTGGAATTAGAACAGGGGTCGTCGTGTGGCGTGAACCAAGAGGAGGATGACATGTTTGAGAGCGGAGTCGGGGGAGGGATTGAAGCGTCGATGCCACCGATGGAACAGGAGAAGGAGTTGTCGGGGTTCATCAATGCCACGCCCACCATGACGGAGCGCCTCTACCGAGAACGGGCGCAGTTGCAGTCGAAGCTCGCGGAGATCGAGAAGGCCATCGACGCCATCGAGTCCAACCCGCAAGTCCAGCAGGTCGTGGACGCCCTGACGAAATTGCATTGGTTGCGCTAGTCCCGCTGAGGCGATGGACGGCATGATGCCGCGCCCCGTCTGGCCCGGCCATGAGGTTCCCTCGCATCAAGGATGGAAATCCTGGTGCGCCCGGTGTCGGGTCTTGAAGCTACGGGTGGATGCGCTGACCGGGCGCCCGACGGCGTGGACGGAGAACGAAATGCGGCCACCTCCGGGCAGTCCCCGCAGACGGAAAGTGCTTGACACGGGCGGATGACGACGTGTAGACTGGATGCATGAACCACAGGCCCCGGGATGCTGCCACAACACGCGGCTTTTTTGTGTCTCGCTAACCCCTGTCGGGGTCGGTCATGCCTTACCGCGTGGCTCGCGCAAGCGAGTTGGCACCTACCCGGGGCCGCCGACCCTGATTTTCTTTTGTGATGGCGCGCTATCATACCGTGCTCAGCACCATGTGGGATGACCCCGTCTTTCAAGCTTGGAGTGCGGACGCCAAGCTGATTTTCTTGAACCTGATTACGAGTCCCCGACACAATCCGATTGGACTCTATGCGGTGACGACGATCACGCTCCAATTTGAAACGCAGCTCCCTCCCCCACGCTTTACCGCGGCCTTTGACGAGGTGCAGCGCCCGGTGGCGGGCTATGCGCGGGTGCGGTACGACACGGACAAAGCCGTGATCTGGGTCGTCAATACCCTCAAACATCAACCTGCCGTCACCCCCAAAAACACCCTATTGCTAAAGCACGTCCAAGCGCTGCTCGCCCAGTACGAGACCTGCGTGTTTATGCCGGAGGTGGTGCGGTTGTGTAAGGCGAAGGGGCTTCTAAGAGGCTTCAAAGGGACTACGAAGGGGACAAATACACAATACACAATACACAATAAGGATATAGTCCTTACTCCTAAGACAAATACCAAAGAGACTCTCCACTCCGAGCAACCCCACCAAACCCTCATCAACCGCTTTTTGGACTTGAAAGGCACATCGCGCCCCACCTTAACCCCGGCTCAGGTCTCCGGGGCCTACAAACGCCACAGCCGGTCAGCCCTCGCGCTGATCGCGGAAGCTGGAGGACTCGACCATGCCTTGGTTGCCTTGGACTGCGCCGCCGCCTACTTCGAGCGCAAGGCCCTTACCTGGACGCTCGACACCATCGCCAAGCACCTCCCTGACGTCGGACGCTATACCGACGAGCTTACCCGAGCCCGCCACGGTTTTACCGCCAACCAGCTCGCTCAGTTCCGTCAACTGGCATCCTGGCTCGCTCGTGCGCCTGAGCCGGCCCCTCCTGGCACAGTGTCTGGCACGGATGGCGCTGGCATTTCCCACGTTCAACCTGGACCCTGAGTTTGCGTTTGAGATGCTCTGTGATCTGCCAGACGTTTTGTTGGAGCGGGCGACGCTGACGCTGATGTACACCAAGTGCGAAGTCTATCCGGGGACGAACTGGCTGGCCGTGCTGCGGATGACCGCGCTGGAGCAGCGGACGAGTGCCGATGACCTCACCCCGGAGCAGCGGCAGCGGTTGAGGGAATTGACCGCCTCCAAGGGGAGGGAAGGATGAGCCGTGTGCAGCGCCTCCCGAAGGGTGCATCTCTGTTAGCTCCGGGGCTGGCGGTCGCGCGGGATGCGAGTGGAAATGTTACTATCTTTGAACGCTGGAATAGATGGAGACCTCAACTGATCCTGTCGCCGGTTGAGGTGCGCCGGTTCACACAGTGGGTCGCTCGGCGGCGATTCTGCTGTTCATCGTGTGAACAGACCTGGGAGCGCAAGCAGCGCGTCCAAGCGCGGCACGCGGTGCGGCGGGGGAAGCGGGAGGTTCCGGGTCCTCATGGAAGCGCGTCTCGATGCCAACCATGACGCCTCCCGATTCCACTCTGGTGGCGTTCGCTCGCCACGCCAGAAGAGGAAAACAGTTGACACCCCCATTCGTGTGTGATATAACATGTTATGATTGTTCTATCACACAATTAGACGGGGAGGATAAAAATGAATAGAGGGACGGACGTTGTTGGGATGCTTCTCAAGCAAGGAATCAGTAAGTACCGCATAAGCAAGCAGTTAGGAGTCTCTTGGAATACCATTAATCGATGGAGCAGAGGGCAATCTAAACCGAGGCAAATGTACGCTATAACATTAGAAAAGATGCTGACGCAGGCTATCCCATGAAATGGCAATGCCGATATTGTGAACGGTGGACGGAACCAAAAGCCCTCGTCTACGACCACTTTATCCCGCGCATACACGGTGGATTAAAATTGGGCTATGCAAACAAAGTCCTCGCTTGCTATCTGTGCAACTTTATCAAGGGAAGCCTAAGGTTTAAGACGATGGAAGAATCTCGGACGTACATTATGAGTCGCCGAGCGTTCTATCATGAAAACGATACGGGGATTCCTGGGATTGTCTCGGAAGTCCGTACGGCATAAGGAGCGCTGCGATGGGTCGCGAAACCGCCCTCATTGACGCGACCCTGCGTCTCCTGCGGCTCCACGGGATTTTCTGTTGGAGAAATAACTCTGGCGCTACCCGCTATGGACGACCGGGGGAACGCCAACGGTTTGTGCGCTACGGCTTGGTGGGGAGTAGCGATATTTTGGGAATTGTGCCCCACGCCGGCGGGAAGCTGATTGCCATTGAATGTAAAACCGGCACGCTCCGCCTGACCGACTACCAAACCCGCTTCTTGGAGGAAGTCCGGGCGCACGGCGGTCTCGCGGCGGTGATCCGCAGCGCGGACGAGGTGCTGGCGTGGCTGGCTACCATCCCAACGGTGGCGCCATGACCCGCGACCTCCTGCTCCTGAGTGTGTTGGTGGCGGGGTGTGCGACCCCAGCAACCCCAGGTGATCTTGTCTCCTATTGTCGAGCAGCCGCCAAGACGCCGTGGCCGTGTGCGACACGCCAACAGATTGAGGAGCACGGCTATCGTGTGGGCTCACGACCGGGACTTCCCATGGCATACATTTTTGATGCGCGTGGACGAGGCGATTGTCCATGACCCTTCGTGCCCAACTGGAAGCGGTGTTGCGGAAGCATGGAACGACCTGTCATGATGCGTGGGTTTCGGCTGAGGATCCGTTAGGGAAACTATTCCCGTGGTGTCGTACATTTCTCAACGACCTCCTCGCCTGTGTCCCGACGCCCTCGTGGGAGAGACTCCGCGGTATTCTGACAAGCCTGCATGGGAGTGCACATCAGGTGACGGGGGGCAATCCGACGGCGTGTCGCCTCTGTCGGCTCGCGGCTGACGACCTCCTGGCTTGGGCCACCGGCCAGGAGGAAAATCGGTGGTGTCAGCAGCGGACAACCCCGCCCATGACCCCTCCCGCCCGCGCTCGGTTGAAGGCGAGAGCGGAGAACGTAAAGACCGCTTCGCCTGGGATGATGATGCTTGAACAAGCGACTTTACGTGCTGCCTGCTCCCCGGATATCGTCTTGTCCCTCCTCGCCGACCTGGAACGGATGGAGGGGGTGGTCGAAGCCATCCGCTGTCAGAGTGAGCCGAAGCCCGCTGGCGCAGGATACTGTAATTTACCAGACGAGTCCGCTCCCCATAGCGAAGCTGACCATCTTCGAGCGCAGATGCACGCCATCAATGATGCGTGTCGTGCCGCCCTCACCCCGGAGGCTCCCCATGCCTGACCCCACCTTCACCCTCGAACATGAGGAACAGACCTGGCGGGTCGAGTTGCCGGGAGAGAAATATGCCGTCTACCTGACCCGCTATGGGACAGGATGCATCACCGTAACCCCCTTCGTGAACAAAGGAGATGGACAATTCCGCTTTCGCCAGAGTGACCCCAACGTCGTGGTTGCCATCGGACGGCTGTTGATGGCTGCCGCACGAAAAGGTGGAGCCACTGATGCCTGACCAGCCCACCCCCGCGGACGCGACGCAGGTGGCAGAGCAAGTCTACGCTGCGTATATGGCCTGGAGGAAGAATTGGCGACTCGATCCGCATACAATGGGCGATACGATGGGAGAACGAAAAAAGCTCTTGAACCTCATCACCACCGCCCTGACCGAGGCGGAGGCGTGGGTGTGGGAGGAGGCAGCATTGATTGCTGAACAGTTTACTCAACCATGTGCTCATACTGCGTGCATTTGTAGCGACGCTATCCTAGACGATGGCAAGCGAATTGCGGACGCGATGCGTCGCCGCGCCACTCTGCGGAGGGAACGATGAGCCCACTGAAGTTCTTGCTTTGGATGAATATCGCCGCCCTATGGTTTGGGAGTGCGGGGTGGCTTGGATATGTAGTCGCCAAACAGATTGGATTATGGAAATGGTTGTTCCGATAACCTATCCTTGGCACCCCACCCGCCGAGCCGGACGATGAGAGCCATCAAGTTCAGAGCGTGGGATCCGATCAAGAAAGCGATGGAGCCTGTTACGTGTCTTTTCTTCCTCGATGGTGGTCGGGTTGAAGTTGCTCATCACCTACGGGATATGGTGTTCATGCAATTCACCGGCCTCCTCGACGGGAACAGCAAAGAAATCTACGAAGGAGATGTCCTTGTCCCAACGGAGATGCACGATAGTAACATTGAGTTTTGGCGTGAAGATGTCCCCGATGGAATGAAACCTATTCCTGTTGATGTTGTTTGGAGTGAGCGCGATGCCTGTTTCGTCGTACCACATGACCTTCAATGGTGGAAAATCCTCGGCAACATCTACGAACACCCAGCGTTGCTCACCAGCCCCACCCCATGAGGCCGACCGACCACCCGGAGCAAGGGAGATGAGCGATAGACCGGTAAGCCGATGGCTCAAGTTTGTTCCAGCCGGAGAGAGTGCGACAGGAAAAACCCTCGTCCTCGATGTGGAATCCACGACGCAGCAGACGCTTCTCGGTCAGATTAAATGGTTTGGTCGCTGGCGACAATATGCGTTCTTCCCCTGCCGCGACACCTGTTTTAATCAGGAATGTTTGGCAGACCTCATCGACAAGATGCAAGAACTGATGGCGGTTCGATGACCTTCTCCTCCGACCTCGCGGCAGGAAGACTAATAACTCAGAAGAAAGCGCCCAAAATAATTCGCGAGGCTACTGGTCGTATGCTTCGAAGGAAGCGAAAGATTGAGCGACAAGCGGCCATGAAGATCATCCGATCTAGACAACACTGGTCGATGGATGAAGGAGACTATGAATGACTGACCTCTCCTCCGACCTCGCGGCGATTCGGGTACGGTGCCTACAAGCTCCCGCGCTCCCCGACCTGATGGCCTATGCTGGTGACGCAATTATCGACCGCGCACACCTGCTCGCCCGGCTGGAGGAGATGCGGGGAGCATTGAACAGGGTACGAGACTATTTTCACGCGCTGGACTATGGAGGCAAGAAAGAGGCCGACATGATTGTGGACGATATAAGGAAACGAGTGAGCATATCGCTCCGCCCCCTGGACGTGCCGGGATGAGTAGCCAGCCCTGCACCTGTCGAATTGAGTTCACTGGTGGACGTGGGAGTGCCATCATCCACGGCCCCTGCCATTCCGTGTCCGCCGAGGCGCTGGCGGCAGCCACAGAGCGCTATGAGGCGTCTGTCAACATGCATATCAAACGGTGGGCAGAGACACAGGGATACCTCCGAAATGCCAACCGGATGATTGGAGAACAAGCGGCAGAGTTTGGACGGATCAAGGAACAGCTCGAAGCCGACCTTGCTCAGGCTCAGCAGGAGCGAGGGAGATGAGCAAAGACTGGACGATTGACCCTCACTATCAGCGTCGGCAGACTGAACGCCGACGGATTCTTAAGGAGAAATGGGCAACGCTACGTGGGAGCAACTCTCCGATGTATGACCCCAAAGCCTTGAAGGAGAAATACCGATGACCCTCGCCTCCGACCTCGCGGCGATCCGGGCACGGTGTGAAGCATATGCCAACGCCCATGCGCCCTATAGCGAAGATGACCTCTGGGAACTCAACCTGACACCCGATGCCGTGCCATTCTTTCTGCACGCACAATCCGACCTCCCCCGCCTGCTCGCCCGGCTGGAGGAGATGCAGAGAGCGATGGAACGCCTGAAAGAAGAATTACCGCGTCTGTTAATGCCAAGTAAGTGTGGTGGGTCATTGCCTGTTTGCAATCAGATAATAGAAGTCATTTGCCGTCCCCTGGACGCGCTGGGATGAGCAAACATACGCATGGCGGAATCGGCGCTCAGGACTATGACCCGCTATTGGACATTACCACTTGTTCCTGTGGAACGCTCATCGCCAATATGGCGTTTGTGATGGGGCCGGATTGGTGGCTCTGTCTCGGAGCGTCGCGGTGCTATTTCCCTGACCGACCCTTGACGCCTGCTGAGGACTGGAAGCCATGACCCCTGACCGCGCCCTCGACCGACAGGTGGCTACAATCTCATGTTTTTTAGGTGGAGAGTTTTATAAAACAGTCAAGGTTACGTTGCCGCCGATGCCGGATTTATATTTCGCTGAACTTGGGAAACTATTTAAGTTTCAGGCGTACCAGCGATATGACGGGAGTTTCTTCTATGCAACTAGCCTCGCCGCCCGGAGGACTGAGAATGAATAGCGACTTCTGGTCATTCATCTTGGCTCTCGGGATCGTGTGTGTCGTGATGGCCGGAGTTCACTTATTCAGATGACCGCTCCCGCAGAGGCGGCGTTTCAGGCGTGGTGGAGATTACCTGAACAGCATGACCTTATCAGTTATCCAGCCGCGAGACGTGCCTGGCTCGCCGCCTGGTCCGCCGCCCAGCAGGCGCAGCGAGCGCGAGACATGGCGAGTGTTGCTACCGTCTTGGCTGACGAGATTCCAGGGGTGGATACGTTGTTGGAGCGCGTCCTGGATGCCCTCCGGGAGGAGTGAGGATGCCTGACCCCATCTGGCTCATCCCGCGAGTGTGGGGGCTGGAGGCGTGGTGGCCCTGGCGGTGGGGGCGATGAGGAGGCCACGGGTGCCCCCGCAGTGGACGGGGCTGGTGGATCGCCGACCGCTCGCAGCCCGGATCGCGCAGGCCAAGCGCGAGGTGGCGACGCAGGAGGCCCCGACGGTCCGGGCGGGCTGTCTGGAGTGTGGTCAGTCGGGACCTCGAGGCGTGGAGTGGGCGACCACGCACTCCCTCAGGACCGGCCACGAGACGTTCACCCTGCGTTCAGCATGATCGACTATGATCTGGAGGGGCGAGTGGTGGTCGGGCCGTCGGCCCAGCCCCCCACGCTGATCGTTCCACCCACCGACATCCTCCCGCCAGCCATCCTTGTCTCGCCCGCTGTCCTTCAGCGGGCCCGCGAGTTGCTCGCCCTCACGGCGACCGCTCCCTCCATCGTGCGCGATCAGCAGGCGCACGCCGACCACTTCAGCCTCCCGTTCCTCGGCTTCCTTGTGGCGGGCAGTTGCCTGCTATTCCTCGGAGGGCTGGGGAGGGAGTGGATGAAGCGGGGACGCGCCCTCGCGGGTCGTCTCTTGCTGATCGGCTCTGTGCTCGTCGCCCTGGGGCTGTTCGTGTGGTGGGGGTGGCACTCGTTGCCGTACTGAGCGGAGGGAGACGCATTCACGCGAGACGACGATGAGGACGCTGCAATTTCCGACCCACGTGCCTCGCATGACCGTCCGTCGGTGGAACGGGCATCCCCAGCATCCTGTCAATGCGGTGGCGATTGCGAATCAGACGCCCAAACGAGCCTGTGCTGTCCATCAGGTGCGCGACCGGTGTTACTTGAAACCATCCCATGACACACAATAATCACCCTCCACTGTCCCGCTGCTGGCCCTCCCGGCTCGGCTGGGGGGTGGCAGCGGGGCTGGCCCTATACCTCCTGTTCATGCATAGCACCTTCTTCGTGGAACGCGGGACGATGTGGGGGCAATGGCGGATGGCGTGGGAGCAGGACTGGCAGGCTGAACGCGAGACACTCCGAGCGGCCTGTACACCGCCCCAGCCGATTGCGGAGTCCACCCGCTATGGGAAGCGGTGGCAGCGCGTCCGCTTACTTCGATAACACATCCTCGAACAAGCGTCCACGCACAGGTGCATGACCTCTACGGATTATCCTCCCGTTCGTCCGTGCACCAAGTGCAGGACGAGCAAGAGTGGGCTGAGGCGCGGTTAACTGGAATCGCTTCGGCTCAGGCTTAAACCCTCGCCGAATGTAGGCTTGCCCCGCCTGCGTGCCGTAAATCCCAAAGAGGAGTGCTCTCCCCTGTTCTATCGTCCCACGAACCGGAAACAAGAGCCTCCCGCGCCTATCGAACTTCCCACCTTTCGAGATGCCCACAATGCCATCCATCGTCTTGCGGAGTTGATTGCCTCCGCGTCCGATCAGGAGGAAGGCCGCGCGTTTGAACTTGGCAGTCGCCTTTGCCCGCTCCAGCGGCGTGTCGGCGGTCGCCAGCGACAGCACCGCATCCGCAGGGGCCCAGAAGGCCGGCGGGCCATACTCCGCCATCCCCCACAACGGAATCAGGTCTTCCGGCCCGTCAACCGCCGAGGGGATACCGGCGTGCTCATAGAGCATCTTCATCGTGAGGACGGTTCCAAAGAACAGGAGAGCTTGTTTGAATAGTTGAGGATGGCGCCCGACATGACCGCGGAAGTCGCGGGCCAGCGTGAGCGGTTGAATCCCTACATCAAACCGCAGGAAGTTGAAGACGTTGTTCACCGAGTTTTGAAACTGCGCAAAGGCCCCGGCGATCTGGCTGCGAAAGGCCGGCGGGAGGTCTTCGGGCGTGTAGCCGCTCTGCGTCACAAAGGCCGTTTCTTCGGCTTCTCGCACCGCGTGAGCAAACGCCGTCCCTGCTCTGGCGCTCTTGCGAAACTGCGCCAGCCATGCCAGACGCACCATCTCCTGATCGACTGACTGGATCAAGGCGCCGAGCACCTTATCCACCCGTCGCATGGTCGTCGGGTCAAACTCAATCTCAAAGCGCCGGTTCTGCATGAGGGGCGAGTGCTGATCAATGAAGTCTCGGACCGTTGGCTTGTGGAGATCAAGAATGGCTTGGGCATAATCCCGCGCCCCCACCCGAAGGATGAGGCGATTCAGCACATCCGTCCCCGTTGCAGCGAGGAGTTCTCCACCAGCGCCGACTGCTCTCACCGGCCCCACTCGTGCGACTATCGCTGGCACAGTCCAGAGTTGGTTGAAGACGGACGAGAGGTTGCCCAAGATCGCCCCGCCCCCCACCTGGCGTCGGAGCCAACTCACGGCGTTGAGCAGTGGGCGCGGGACCATCACGTCGGCCTTCGCCTTCTTCAACGCCAAGACTTCATCGAGGTACTGCGTGAAGTACCCTTGCGCTCGTGGCGGCAGGAACCGAATGAGCGGGCGCGTCGCTTGCAAGACTGGGGCATGGGCGATGACGGCGTTGGCTTTCATGACATAGCGCGTGAACGCTTCCACCGCATCCTTCGCATACGGTCCGCCCAAACGCTTGAGGGCAAACTGGAAGAATGGACTGTTGGGATGGGTCGTCACGGATGGGAGTCCCAGGGCCTCCTCTGGCACGTTGTTGAGGCCGTAGTAGAAATCATCCAGCACGTTCAAGGTCTGGATGTGGGTGATGTAGTGCTCCCGTCGCTGAATGGGGACTTTGCCCTGTCGCTGCCTCGCCGCATTGAGGTCGCCCAAGAGCCGGTCGTAGGTTTCCCGCATGATCCCCGCGGCCTGCTGCACGCGAGGCGTGATGGCCGTCGGGTCGAGCCGACCTTCGATGAGGTCGAACAGCTGCTCAGACTCCTGCGGGCCTCTCGCAAGTCGGCTCACGGGCCGGAGGGTCGGCACGACACGGTGGAGGGCCGCGAGGTCGCGTTGGCCGGCCGCTCGTCCCGCTTGCGCGGCGGCTTGGGCGGGGTCGAGGATGACCTGACGCACCGGGCCGAAGTCCTGCCCATCCACCAGTCGGGCCGCTCGGCGCGGGTCAAGCCCGGAGAGGGGCGCGGCTTGGAACTCCGTCAGATCGCGGAAGGGATGCTGGGCAAAATCCGCGGGGACCAGCGCTTGCGTTCGTGGAATCCTCGGCGGTTGGCCGCTGATCTGTGGCTGGCGTGGGACAATCCCCTCCGTTGCTGCTTCAATACGCCGAAGATCAGCTGCGGTCAACGGCACGTCAAGTACTCCCCCGCGTGGCCCACGGGTGATCTGTCCAACTTGGATGCGTTGCAGGCGCGCCATCCGCCCCACTTGTATTGGCGTCAGGGACTTCGCTTGCGCGACCTTCAGAAACTTCTTCGGTTCGCTAAACAGGTTCCCAATCTGATCGAGGGTCTGGGCCTTACTGAACAACGCAGCTCGCCGAGTAGTCGTCTGTTGACGCCGGAGCGATGCCGTCAGGGCTTGCTGTTCTGACAATGTTTTCGGGGGTGGGATTTGCCCCGTCACGTCTTTCACTCGTTCAAGGGTGGTCGGAGGAATCGGTTCAAGTGCGGTAACTCTTCCCGCACGAAACGCTTGCCGAGCAACCGCCGCTTCCCGTTGGAATAATCGCCGCAACGCAACCGCTTCCGCAACGGGACGCCCTGTTTTTACCTGCCCTGTCACCTTCTTGATGATGTCTTGGACTGGGGCTGCTTCGGGTGAGTTAGCGATCACCTCAAGTTGAGCTTTGGGAGAAAGCCGGTCGAACGTCCCTAGTCCAGCTTGCTTCTCGTAGGAGATGATTACCCCTTCAAAGGGCTGGCCTTTGAGGACGTAGCCGGGGTCGGCCATGGCTCCGGCACTGGAAAACATCGGCTTTCCTGGTGCAACGGCTGGGGTCGTTGGCTGAAGAATTGACTGGTCAAGGATTCGATACGTGGTCTCGCGCTTCCCAGTCCCACGAAACGTCTCTTTGTGTTGAATAGCGTCGTAGCCAACCCGCTGAATGTCGTCAGCGATGTCTGGAAACTTTCTGATCCATTGCCACGCAGGTTTAGCTGCATCGTCCTCATACGGCGTGACTGAGACATCAACCGTGACCCCGTGGTTTGCGAGGAAGGTTTGAAGCGTCTCAAATCCGATTGATCGCTCTCCAAGCGGTGTGACATCGAGCGTCTTTTTCGGCCTGATGGCAACACGAGTCACCGTCTCCCCGAACCGTTTTGCGTAGGAAGGATTTTCTGCGACATAGAGGACTCTCTTTCCGACAGGAGCCTCTGTGGCTTGCCCCACATACACGATCTTCGGAACCGATGGCATCACTGGCTGTGCCTGGGGCACGATCTGACCTTCTGGAGCCACCGGCGTGGTTCGTGTCAAGCCGCGCAGCGGAACGGTGATGGTGCGCCCCGCCGTCACCGCCAGCACCACTCGCTGCGTGCGCGGATCAAGACTGACCACTCGTCGCACCTGATTTCCGAAGCGCACGAAGTCCCCTGGGCGAATCTCCGGCAGTCCCGCGGCCCCACGCTCCGAGGCCAGCGGGGCGGGGAGCAACCCCGCGATGCGTCGCGGCGCCTGTCGTTGCTGTTGCACCGCTTCAAACACCGGACGGAACTTCGGCGACCGCCCGCGACGGAGTGCGCGAAGAATGTCCGCTGCCTCCCCCCCGCTGCGCTGCGCTTGTGAGACTAATGCCTCCACGGGAGCGGTCAAAATCTGACGGGCACGTAGGGTCTGTTGGAGGCGACCCGTCACGCCGAGGCGACTGATGGCTCGTCCCACTCCGCGCGCCGCCGCCGGCGCCGCATTCACCGCGCCCATTTCCAATGCGGCGCGCACAGTGGCCGTGAAGGGATCGTCTTCCGGGAAGCCCGTCAAGGCCCCGCGCGCCAGACTCGGCAGCGGCAGTTGCGGGCGTCCCTGCAGCGCTCTGGTCCCAGACTCCATCGCCGCTGAGACGGGAGCAAACGCCGCGTTGAGCAGATCGACGCCCAACGAGGGCGCGAGGGTGGTCTGGGCTCGGAGCGCCTCGAGCGGACGAACGTGGAGGAGGCTACTGAGGAGATGGCGCCCCGTCTCGAGGGTGCGGGGGACGACATCTTGGAGGCGCAAGGACGGGATCGGGCCAATCGTCTCCGCCGTGCCGAGGCCAAAGTCGCCCCGGCGGATCGGCGGGGGGTCAAGTAAATCCTGAAACAATGCGCCACGCTGGGGGCGCAGCACATCATCGAAGAGCCTCATCAGAAGATCAACTGTTGCAATTCCAGAATCTTATTGGCTTTGTCAGGGTACGCCTCAAGCAGGAGACGGATCGCCTCCTCGTTGCTGATCCGGCCTCGCCGAATGGCTTCCAAGGACTCCTGGATGTCTTTTCTGAACGCTGCGGTGTCGCTGAGTGCGGGGGGAGTCTTCACCAGTCCGCGAGGGACTTGAATCGTCGTAGGCTGCCCACCCTGCTGTGGCAGGGTGGTGATATTTTGGAACGCCGGCGTCAGGACGCCTGCCAATTCGCCAGCTTGTTGAAGTTCCTCCAAGCGTTGCTGGCGCAGTTGGGGGCCAAGTTCCACTGCCTGTTGTCCACGAATCCCCTCCGCCAATCCCATGGCCCGTGACCCCAAGCGCGACGGGGCAATCTCCACGCCGGGCGCAAAGTGTTCTCCGGGGGTCAACACCTGCGGACTCGTCATGAACGACCCCGCCGGGCCGGGCACGAACGGTGGCATGGGGAGTGTCTGCATCGCCTGCGCTTCAAAGACGCTGGGGGGCGCAAGGGAGGTCTCCAACAGTTGTCGCTGAAGAAACGAGGTCGGACTGACGCCTGTCGGGATGCGCGAGGCCGCTTGCGAGGCATCACGGCCAGTAAACCCCTTGAACTGTCCTCCGTCAAACGATGGTAATATCTCGCCCGCCTTGACCCCCGCCTCAATCCCGAGAAGCTGCAACTTGCGCTGGAAGGCTCGTTCTTCCGTGTCTCGCGCTTCCTGCGTCGCCCGCTGGGTCAGGCGGTAGTTGACGATGGTGCGGAGAGCTTCACGGTTGAGGGGCATTACACGAGTCCTCTCCTGAGGTCGCGCTGAGTCTGCAATTGCGGTTGCATCGCCTGTTGCTCCTTGGCTTGTATCGCTTGGTGGACGCTCTGTTGCATCATGCGATGGGTGGTGCGCAGTTCCTCATCCGTCATGTCGTTCCCGAAGACCGCTTTGATGTTGCGGTTCACCCGAAAGAGCTGATGCGTAATCGCGTCGTGCACCGCGTCGTATTCCGCCCGCGTCATGTGGTACATCGGACCTCCTTAGGTGCGTCCCATCAGCAACGGAATCACCTGGGTGCCTGGGCCAGCCAAGAGCAACTCCGGACCACGCTCGCCGACCACCGCCCGGCCTCCGTAGGGCAAGCGGCCCCCGCGAGCGAGGCCAGCCGCACTCGCCCATTGGGGAAAGGAGGTGAGGGGCGGTCCGCCGCCGAAACTGCTGTTGCCGGACGTGAAGGTGCTGCCCGTCAACGCATCAATGAACTCCTGCCGCAATCCCGGCACTTGGTTCAAACTCGTCAGCGAGGGAGTGACCTGTTGGAGTCGTTGGAGCAACACCTGTCCTCCCAACCGTGCGGCCTGGGTCTGTTCATCGCCCGGCCCGGGCGATTCCTGCATCAGCTGAGCGATAGTCTGCTGGAAGGCGGACGTCTCCCCCCCCAGCGCCCCGAGCCGTTGGGTGAAGAAGCTCCCGATCTCCTGCACCTGGTCGGCTTGGCTATCCAAATCGGCCCGGCGGAAGGATTCTTTGAGTTCCTGCTGCTGCCGGCGCTCCCCGAAGAATCCTCCAAAGAGCCCGCCCAATCCTCCGACGACCGCGCCGATGGCGGTCCCCAAGCCAGGGATGACGGAGCCAATCGCCGCCCCGGTGGCCGCACCTCCCAACGCGCCTCCGAGGGCCGATTGGGCTTGATTCCGCCCCACCTGCGATGCGAGTTGTCCGACTCCATAGCCGGCGGCGCCCGTCCCCAGCGCCGGGAGCAGCCCGGTCCGACCAAACAGGGCGAGACCTTCAGTTGGCGTCATGGAGCCCATCTGGACTTGGCGGATGATATCCGCGGCTGAGAGTTGCCCAATCGGGGCAAACCGTCCCATTCCCTGCCCCCCGCCGAGGAACTGCTGGAGGGCACTGCCGGTACCGGGTTGCCCCGCCTGCGTGCCTGGTGCGACGCCGGGCTGGCCTGGCAGCGCTCCCGGTCCTCCTCCCCCTCTTCCATTGAGCATATCCAGTCCCAGCAGGGGCAACAGGCTTGACAGCGCATCCGGCTGGGTGAAGTTCAGAATATCCCCCGCCGCACCGAGTTGGCGTCCAACGTTCTGATTGGCGAGGTTCAGGAGAGCTTGGCGTGGGAGGTTTTCCTGACCCATCAAGGTCTCGCCGAGTCCGAGTTGGTTGCCGATCCCTTGGTTCAACAAATTCAAACCCTGCGCTCGGCGATTTGCCTCATCCTGCAACAGATTTTGGCCGATGTTGAGCTGGTTCGATACCCCTTGCTGGGTCTGTCCTCCGACGAAGTTCCGCATGGACTCCTGGTTTTGGAGGAGCGTTCCAGAGGCCGCCATTTGCCGGGCGACGCTTTCCCGGCCAAGGTCGGCAATCAAGGCTTGTTGTCTCGGCAGGGCTTCACGGGTGAACCCTTCCCGAATCGCGGCAATCTCCGGCCCACTCATGCCGGGACTGAGGCTGGAGGGTAAGCCCGCCACCATGCGCTGTTGAATGGAGTTAAACAAATCGCGGTTCTGCTGTTCAATCAGGGGCAGATACTGGTTATACACCCCTCCCACATTATTTTGCCCGAGCAAGCCGGTGAGGTAGCGACTGGCGGGCGATTCCGCGAGTTCCGGCGCAAACGCCGTGCGGACCCCGCCGGCCGTCTGGCCGAGCAGCTGATTGTAGTTCGTGGGATTCAAGAGCCCTTGCAAGTATTGGCCGCCGGGGCCGGTGCCAAAAGTCTCCGGTCCTAACACGCCTTGCACCCCGTGAGCGCCTTGCTGCAGCAGCGTGTTATACCCGCCCGGTTGCAGCGTGGTCCGCAGAAATTGCTCCCCCTGACCCGGCTGAAACAGCTGATTCATGGTCGGTTGCAGGTTCCCGATCTGCGCCTTAAACTGATCGGTCAGGGCGTTCGGCGAGGTAAAGACATTGCGGAGCGATTGAAACGCCTGCGTCCGCGCCCCTTGATTCTGCGACACATCGTTGGGCTGCAAGAGGCCCGCCCCGGTCAGCCCCACGCCCAGGAGTTGCCGGAGCGTGTCGGAGAAACTAGGCGACTGGGGTTGCGGCGTGCCGGATAAGAAGCCCGCGCCGGTGCTGAGAAGGTTGCGCAGCAATGGACTCGCCTGCTGGAACAGATTGAGCGTCTGGCCTCGCTGATTCGTCAGGCTCCGCACCAGATGACGCCACAT